TGAATCCATGGCTTTCTTTATCTGGTGGACTTACATAAACACCAAAGCCTGAGTTTATCCTGCTGTCATTTGCATAAACAACACTACTTCCTATATCGTCATCACCATATAATCTTATATATGCTATAGGTATATTATTACCAGATACTGTTATATAAGAACTAGCATTATCAGCACTTTTTTTATATGTTATATATCCTTGTGGTGTTATATAGTATGTTACCCAATAATACTTATATACTCCAACTCGTTTAGCTGTACCACCAATAATACGTGTTACTTCACTTGATGTTGCAGGCACATCAAAGTTATCTGATCTACCTTCTATATAGCTATTGCCAGCTTCAAGCGTTTTCCAAGCACCAGTCCCTTTTGGTGCATACTGCATTGATATATTAACACGCCTTTTTACACGTTTGCCGTTATCATCATATCTACACAAACCTTGAGGAAAAGAAATATCAACTGATAACTGATCGCATTCTTGCGGTGTAGTACGTATCTGCCATCCTGATGCTTGAGTAAGTAAAACAGATAATGCAAGTTCTTTCACATCGTTTTTATAGTTCTTAAATGTACTAGAACTGTCACAATATGAATCTCTTTCTATTTCAATTTCGTCATAATAAGATGCTTTTGTCTCGCCTATATAATAGTCGCCAGCAAGGACCATAGGAGAATATCCTAAAACGAAAAGCTGACTTACATATTGTTGGTTATTTACAATCTTTGACGCTGGCAATGCTGCTTGTGGTGGAACGACACGATGGCATCCAAGGACAACAGGAATAACGCCAAAAAGATCAATGGCGTTTGTTGCTCCTTCTATAGAATAGACTTCACTTTCAGACGGATTTGTTCCGCGCGTGCTAGCCGGAAGAGAAGGCATATTTATAGGACATATAGCATTTACTGCGAGCATTCCTGCCGTAGTAACTGTCGCAGCAGCAATGCCACCCCAAGCAGTACCACCTAAACCTAAAAATGTTCCACCATTTGCAAACATAGCCATGCTTGCAACACCGTTACTAACAATAATAGCAGTGATAATAACAGCTATTGTCAAAACTGTTCGAAGTGGATTCTTTCCTCCACCGCCTCCACCGCCTTGAGGAACTATTTTGTAAGTTACAATTTCGTTAGCTTTCGGATATGTTGTTTTCCAAAACTTTTCATCAATGTATGTGTCACCTATAAATGCATGGCCGCATGACCGTAATGCATGAGGAACGTTAAAATTGTCTAATCCTTCATGTACAATATCATAAAGACTCGTTCCTACAGAAGCAACTGTATCAATGCGTGTTTGCTTTAACGGATGTGGGCATCCATGTACTTGTATGAGATCATTCATATTTATAGTAACCCTCTATTCGGTGTGCCCAACATGAACGTGAAATTTTTTCAATGGTCGTTCCAATACCTTTTGATGTATGTAGCATAAAACCATCTTTGGTGTAAATGCCTATATGACAAGGCGTTTTGTAAATATTAAATAATACTAAATTTCCTTCTTTTAACATATCTTTACGGATAAAATGCCAATGTTCCATATTTCCACGTATAGCTTTGCTTACGCTAGATGTTGCATGTGGATCATCGTATGTGCTGATATATGTAGGAAGGATTATATTATAAATGTTTTTATACACAAGATAAACTAAACCCCAACAGTCACACCCAGTGGTGTCACGGCCCTTTGGCTTAAAAGGTATATCAATGTAATTGTTCCACCACATTAGAATAACCCTGGAAAATATGCTGGTGTAAAAGTTCCACTAGGAAAAGGCTCTTTGTCCATTAGGTCTATAGAAAGATCACCTGAAATTACCATTGAATCGTATGTAATTGAATCAAGACGAAAGTTAGGAAACGTAACCTCAACGGTATCAGGATGAGAAAACATTACAACTTTCATTGTAATATAAGGGGCCGTTTGAATTGTACGGATTGTTGTTACTAGATGACGAGATACATTATCTATTGATATTTGTGTTGTTGGAGCAGCATCGTCGATGTCATTTGGGAGATTTATATTAAACGGCATGAAAACATAATCTATTCCATTAGATACTGTTCCATATATAACTTCGTCGATAGATGCAGATATTCTCTGCGTGGCATCTGATGAAATATATATTTTTTCTGTTAGCGTCTCATGTGATATTTCAAGAAGAATGATCGGATAATCACCAGTTTCCGACGCATAAAACGCTTTAAGCGCCTCAGATGATAAAGTCCTACTCATGGTAATACCTCAAATGTTAACGTAACGTGCCATTGTCCGGGACACGCTTGTGATATAGCCATATTCTGTGACGTCACGATACGGCACTCTATAGATGTACCATCGCTAGGCAGGTTAAAAGTAAATCGTAAAGCTCCGTGCATTATTACATCAGAGAAGAAAGTCTTGAATGTTGCAAGCTGTGTTTGTGTAAAAGAAAATGTAGCTGAAAATGTCCAAGGCATTGAAATAGAACGTCTGCGTACCTTTGCAGGTCCAGCAGACATAGGCGATCTGATTAAATTATCTGGAATATTTTCAGCATAACCATTAACAAGCGGTAATGTTGGTAATGTCAAAGGCCATATTAACTCTGCCATATTATCTCCTTAATAGTTTTGGAGAGACACTATATTGAGATTTCATCGCACGGGCAGTTCCAGAACCGGCGCGTTTTATATTTTTAGCATTTATTTCGTCTATTATAATATCAATACGTTTTCCACCTTGTGAGTCTTCAGATACTTTTGCGTCAGCTTTTGTTTCAGGTGCATTGTTATTCACGACGATTGATATATTACCACCCGTTGATTCAACGCCTAGACGCCCGTTTGCGCCCCGCGTAAGGGGCATAACAGCTTCGGGTCCGGCCTCGGCAAAAACGCCTCCCTGTGCGAACGTGAAGAGTTTTGGCGAGGTCTGCACGGTATTCGCATATGCATGAAGGGACGGGCTTTGGAAAACACCTCCGTTTGCTTGTGGCATCGGACCAGCAGCCCCTACAGCACTTACATTTCCATACCAAGCATTTGCCATAGATTGTCCAAATGAACCGAATAAGTCGCCAAGACCAGAAGCAAGTGGCTGTGTAATAGAAGCCTGTATCTGCATCCTAAGCATATCCCGGATAATGCTCTCTGCAAAGTCACTAAATGATGCTTTTCCTGTCATGACAAAATCTGTAAGTGTATCTGTCATGTTAGAAAAAGCAGCTTGAACAGTATCACTTACATTCTCAAATGTCCATCCGATATTATCACTAGCCTTTTTAAGACCATCTTTCAATCCTGCGAGCCAAGGCTTTTCATAGCGCTCGGCCATGTCAGCTCGCCATTTATAAAACTCATCTGTAAGCTCCTTGTTTCCTTCTATGTAAGCCTCGAAGTGGGAGGCGCGTTTCAAAAACTCGTTATACTCTCGCTCCGTTTCTGTCGTATAATATTCATAGAAAACTTGACGCATTTCATCATATGCTTCACGTTCTCTATCTAAACCTTCTTGTCTAAACTTATTACTTTCTTTCCAATTATCTAAGGCAAGTTTACGTTCTTCACGCATTGCAGCAAGACGAGCTTGGACTATACGGACTTGATCTTTTATGTTTTCTGTTGTCTTTTTAGTCGCATCATCCTTATCTTTCATAAGAGCAAGTTCTTCTTTCTTATGATAGATCATCTCAACTACATCGCGCACCTGTTGGGCTATCCCCTCGTGATAGCGTTTTCCCATTTTTTCACGAAGGGCGTCGATAGTCTGTTGTATTTTCAGCTCTTTTTCATATTCTTGCGTTTTTCCTTCTAAGGCTTTTCCAAGCCGTGTATTTTCTTCCCAAAGCGCCGTTAAAGGATCAACCTGGGCTATAAGGGCTTCGTTAGCAAGATTCGCCGCGTTAGAAACACGTTCGTAACGAGCTTCAAGTTTACCAAGCTCAACTTCCAACGCAGTTACAGCCGTGCTAACATTTTTGTTGTTCGGGTCTTTAGCTAGGTCTTTTTGAAAAACTGCTATGCGTTCCTGTACAGCAGCAATGTCTGCCATTGTTTCGGCTTTTATGATCTCAGCAATACGTTTTG